GGTCGCGGATTTGCGAGGCGACCGAGGCCCCGGTCAGATCCGCCGGCCGGGTTTTGGCCGTGTCCAGCCACAGCCGGAACTGCCAGCGCGAGGTGTCGCCGCGATACAGCACCAGGGGCAGGCGTCCAGGTGTCATGCACGCGCGGCCTTGAGCGCCGCGATCTCGGCGGCCATCTCCTGCATACCCATCACCAGCGCGGCGATGATCGGGTCGCTCGACACACCCAGCGTGGGTGTATCGGTGTCGATCCCGCCGCCGCCATCCCGCAACGATACTCCCATCGGCCTGACCGCCTCGGGAATGACCGAGGCCACCTGCTGCGCGGAGAAACCGATCTCGATCTCGTCAGGATTACGACCGTCGTTAACTCGGGTGAAGCTGATCGGCCGCAGCGCCAGCACCTCAGCAAGACCAACCGTGGCGGGCGTTATGTTGGCTTTGCCGCGCTCGTCGGAGTTGTTGATGTAGGCACCGACGCCGCCGACCGGTCCCTGGTTGTTGAAGCACACCAGATCCGACTGGCGCATGATCCAGAAATCGGTGTTGGCGCGGCGGAAGACCAGATTGCCGTTGTTCGGGTCGAAGAAGAAATAATACCCCGCCGCGAACTGCACCCCGTAACCGCCCGCCATCGCCCCCATGAGCATGGTGCCGTTGCCCGCCGAGACCCCGGCCTCCAGCGCCAGGGTGCCGCCGGGATCCAACGCCATTTGTTTGACGTTGGCGGCATACCAGTTGCGCGTGCCGTCGGCGATCACCCACTCGTCGTAATAGCCGCCGGCGGCGTGGGTCTGGCGCTGCCCGCCGCTGAGCGTGTTGAATGTCCACGGTGTGCCCGCACCAAGACCGAGCGCGCCGGTGACATTGAGGCCACCGCTCACCGCTCCGGCGGCCATGGTCACGGTGCCGGTCACGCCGAGGTTGCCCGCCGTGTCGAGCGACAGCGCCACGGCGTTGCCGCTGACCCAGTTGCGTGTGCCGGACGCCGACACCCACTGATCATACCAGCCGGTGCGGTGGGTCTCGATGTGGTCGCCGGACGAGTTGGTGCCGATGGACCATTCATAGTTGTTCAGCGGGCTGATGTTGAACCCAACATCAAAATGCACGGAGCCCTTCGCCTGCAACCCGCTGTTCAAGGTCAGCGCACCGGTGATCGTGCCGCCCGCCAGCGCCAGTTTGGTGTCGGCGTATTGTTTGGTCGCCGCCTGCAGGGTCGCGGACGGATCGCCGAACAGCACCAGCGCGCCGGTCATCGTGTCGCCGTTGCGGCGCACCGCCGCCTGCGCCGTGGTCAACGCCGTGTTGCCCAGCGTGGTGGCGGCGTCCACGTATTGCTTCGGCGCCGCCTGTAAATTGGCGCTGGGGTTGCCGGCCAGCGTGATCGTGCTGGTGGTCGTCACCGGTCCGGTGAAGGCCCCGCCGGTCATCGGCATGAATGGCCCGGCCGCCGGGGTGATGCTGTCCACGTAGGCCTTGCTCGCCGCCTGGTCCGGCGCGGTCGGCAGGCCGCTCAGATGGAGCGGGCCGAGCATGGTGCCGCCGGCCTGGCTGATGAACGGCGCTCCCTGGTAATCCGGATTGGCGGCGTCGAGCTTGACCGACCACCAATGGGACCATTCAGCCGCAGGTGGAACGTACCCAGCGGGCCAATTAGGTGTGCTGCCTGTCGGCTCTGACCCGCTCATGCTGCTTGCTCTCCCGGAACGGCATCGGCATAATCACAAACGGGCCACATCAGCGTCGTAAGCGCCGATGCAGCCCTGACCAGTGAACCTAGTGAGAGGCCCACATGGCTAAGCAAAGCATGCCAGACCAAACGTATCTGCGCGAGTGCATCAGCTACAATCCCCATACTGGTGAATTGACCTGGAAAGAGCGACCGCTTGAGCACTTCCTTAGCGCGGCCGTAAGCGCCTGGCTTGGTTGGAACAAAAGACACGCTGGTAAGAGAGCCGGCGCCCTGTCCGGCATAGGCGCCAAAAAACGCAAACCCTACCGCTACATCAACTTTGGCAGAGGGAAGTTTCTCGAGCATCGCGTCGTGTGGAAACTGGTGACCGGCAAGGAACCCTCGCTGGAAATCGACCACATCAATCGAACAGCCTCGGACAACCGCTGGGGTAACCTTAGAGAAATCACGCACCCTGAAAACATACAGAACAGAAGAAGCCCTAATACCACCGCTCGCAAACTTCCAACAGGTGTCTGCGCCCAGTCCAAAAGCAAAAACTTTCGCGCAGCTATAGGTGCAAACGGAAAGACAATCCATCTTGGCACATACAAAACGCCGAAAGCGGCTGGCGCAGCCTACGTTGCCGCGAGAAAACGCCTCCATCCATTTTGGACAGAGGGTCATGACTGAATGCTCAACAATTGGTTTAATGCCTTGTTCATCATGCTGACGGCGCGACTGTCGTCGCTGAACGTATCTTCACGCAGCTCCGCACGGCCCACCAAATAGTAGACAAACGCACTGTAGCAGCTGGTATCGAGTGGAAACGCCGTGTTCATGTCGAACGCGGATGAGTAATAGGGCACCGGCGAACGCAGGCCTCTGGGCAAAAACAAATCCGGCCGCTTGGTGCGGACCTCGGTCAGCATGCTGTTAATGGCTTCGAACATTTCATCATCGGTGTAGCGCAGCGCCCCGCCATTGGTGGGGAGCTTGTCCTGCAAAATGGTGCGCGCCTCGCCGATCAGCGAACCAAGCGTGCGCGTGTTGGTGCTGACCGTGGCCGACATCAGCGCGCGCCCTTGCGTGGCAAATGGCCCTTGTTGATCTGACCCAGGACCTTGGAGCCGAGTTTGTTCACCGCGGACTTACGCACCACGTATTCACCCTTTTGGGCGGGGATCAGCCCGTCATCCTTGCCGATTTTCGGCCCCGATGTGCTCCTGATCCGCCCGCCCCTGGAATACAGCCCCTGCCCGACCGCATCGGTGCTGGTGTCAGATGGGACCGGCGCGTTCGGATCCTTGGACTTGTCCTTCTTGTCGTCGTCGCTGATGTCCTTGAGCAACTTACCCATGCCCGCGACGGCGTTGAACCCGCCGATGATCGAGTTGCCCAGCGAGTTGTTCGAGATCACCGGCCCGCCGGCGTAATACCCCTTGCGTCCCGTGGGCCGTTTGGGTGGCGGTTTCTTAGCGGCCACGGCGCGCTCCTTTGCCCTTCCCCACCTTGCCGCCGCGCGAAAAACCCAAAGGCGATCCGGGCATGCCGGAGCCGCCGCCCATCTGCGGTATCGGCGGCGCGCTCTGGGATGCCGTGGCGGCCGATGGCCCCGCACCAGGCCCCGCACCGGACACAGGGGGTGGCGCACGCTTTCCCTTGGGTTTGCCGAAGGGCGGTGCCGATGGCTTCTTCATTTGCGCTTCCCATACATCTGGCGCTGGCCCTTGGCGTCCTCGGCCTTGTCGCGCCCGGTTTTCTCATAGGCCTTGAGCCCGACGCCCAGTTTCTTCGCGCCCTTTTTGTCCTGCGCGCGGTCCTTGGGCGAACCTTCAAACGGCGGTGGTCTGGCCATCCTGATCTCCTTCACCCTGCCCTTGCATCACAGCGCGCGGCCCAACCACGTGAGCGCGTACCAGATGAGCAGCCAGGTGCCGACGATGGATAACACCCACACCACCGGCACCATGGCTTTCATCGTCAGACCGGCTGCGGCTTCGGCAACCCTTGGTCGGGCGCCACCGTCATGGTGCGCAGTTTCCAGTCCTGTCCCGGGAGCTTGGTCAGTGCGACGGCCATGCTCTCCATTTCGGGCGGTAGCTCAGGCGGGACCATCGTCGGCGGCAAAGGCAGGCTGTTGTCCGGACGTCCCGGTGACGGCCAAATACCGGGCGGCGGCCCACCAGGGGCGATTGGGTGCGCCGGATGCCCGCCCGGCGGCCACACGGTCGGCGGGTAATAAATCGGATGTTCCGGTGTTCCACCTACGGAGCCGGGCGGCAGGTAGATCGGATGCTCCGGCTGGCCGGGTGGATAATAGATCGGATGCTCCGGCGTGCCGCCGACACTGTTCGGCGGCAGAACGATCGGATGGGATGGCTGACCGGGCGACGGCCAGATCCCGGGCGGCGGACCGCCGGGCGCGATCGGATGCTCCGGGTGAGCACCGCCGTCGACCGGCATGATGTAGGCCAGGAAACCGTTGGGCATGGGAACTCCTTGTGGTTGACCATCAGCGCCGCCGGCCTGGGGAGGAAACCCGCCGGCGGCGCCTTCGGTTACGACGGTCGTAATTATCCTTTGACCGCGTAAAGCTCGGTCAGCGCGATACCATCCAGCACCTTGTTGCCGTAGACCTGCAGGCCCCGCATCAGCGTGCTGAACGACCTCTCCGATCGCATCTGCTCGAGTTTGGTGATCTGGGAGGCGAAGGTGAGCCCGTGCGGGTGGCCGGCGAACACGCGGAACGCGCTCGCCGTGCCCTCGACCGCCGTCGGCAACAGGTTCGACGAGTACATCGTGAACCGGTCGATCATGCCCAACCGGCCGTTGCGGACCAACGACACGCCATCGCCCGAAATGGACGCGTTGCGCAGATCGGACTTTTTGATCAGCGCCGCGACCCATGGCGGGATGACCAGCCAGCGCCCGGTCTCGGGGATGTTCTGCTCATCCAGCACGGTGCCCATGTCGACGATCGCGTCGACGATGTTCAGCGCGGTCACCGCCACCGGCGCACCCGCCGCGCCAAGGTTGATGTTGCCTGAGATCCTGCCCGCGGTGAGCCCCTTGTTGACGGCCGCGACGCCGGCGTCGAGCGTGGCCAGCACCGCCGTGTCGATGACGATCTTCATTTGCTCGGACGCGTCATCGGACCACAGCGACAACAGATTGATGTCGCTCTGCACCTCCATGATGTCGTCCAACGCCTCGTTGAAGTATTTGGCGTTGTCGATGGTGAGGTCGACGATGTTCGAGCTGGGCCGCTCGATCAGCAGGTCCTGGTTGACCTGGTAGTCCCGGATGGTGATCGTGGGCTTGGTGCGGATATGCACCACGTCGCCCATGTTTTTGATTTCTCCCTCGTAGTCGGTGTTGGCGATCGCGGAAAGCACGGTGGCGGCGTAGAACTTCTCAATAAGCTTGCCGGACCAGATCTCCGGAATGAACGTGCCGTGATAAGGTGGGGTCTGGTTGGTGCCGGCCCATGGGGTCGCAGCGATTGTAATGGCCATCGGCCATGTTCCTTATGAGGAATTCATTGGCGATAGCGTCCCTCGGCGGATGCGTTGATGATGTCCTGCTCGATGCGCGCGGCTTCGTCCTCGCGCCCGACATAGGCACCTCGGTTTTTCTGCCGGTAGAACGCGGCGATTTCCGGTCCCGTCCAGGTGCGTCGCGTGGGAGCGCCGGGTGCCGGCGACGAGACGGAGGCGCCTCGGCCGGGCACGGCCAGATCGGCGAGGGGTAGGCGCGCCGCGGAATGATCCGTCTGGCCGGCCTGTGTCCCTGGCGATCCGGTGACCGCGGTATGCTCGCGTTGGAACGCATGGAAGAACGCGGCGGTGCGG